CCAAGACTACACTATCTGCTCCATCAACAAAACTTAATGTAGCTGAACTACTAGCAGTTAAAGTTTTAATATGTGTCATAGCTCCACTTGGTATTGAAGCAGCAGAGGTTACAGCACTTATGCTATTGTTGTTGTATTTAACTAATGCCATATAATTTTATTACTCCACTATCTATGTTTCCAGATGACATAGAAAATTGTACACCATCAATGGCAGCAGTTACATTACAATATCCAGCTATATAATTATCTACTGTATGATTATCTGATTCATATAAATTAGTTCTTACTATAAAATGTTTTACAAATGTTGTGCTACTTGGATTAAAAAGATGTAAAGTTCCAACTAAACATTCATCATTACCATTACCAAGACCACCACCTAATTTTTGATCTGATGTACTTTGTGCAAGATCATCTCCTGTTCTATAACCTAATGAACCCCCACTCCCATCTTCTTTATGTAATGCTCTAAAATAGGTTGTTGTTTTAGTAGCATCATAGTTAGTTCCACCATCTCTAAAATTAACTTGAAAACTAACATTATCACTAGCTGGATGTATATCATAAAACTTAAACACATACTCATCATAGGTATCATCAATACCAGATGTAAAAGATATTGTAGATGAGCTTGATGCAGTTTGTGTAGAGATAAGGTTCATTGAACCACCACTTAAACCACTTGGTTTAGCAGAGATTGCTGATAAGGAGTTGTTGTTAGCAAAGTTAAGAGCCATGTCTTACTCCTTTGGATTATCTGATTTAACTTTAGCTATTCTTGTTTTCCAAGCATCAATTCCATTGTCATATATTTCTTCTAGTTGTTTATCCCAAGAACCATAAGATTTTTTTCTTGTTGCTATAATAATGTTGTTTGCTTCTTCTGTATTACCAGCAGTTTCGTATGATGCTAATTGTTCAGCAGTTGGTTCAACAATATCATAATCCCAAAAAGATATAAAAGCACCATTACCATCTGAATTGTCTTTCAAAAATACTTTTGTATCATCCCAAGTTTTAGAGTTTGCTTTTAAATATAATTCTGTTTTAGTTTTTAAGTTTGCCATAATATTTTTATACTAATTTGTATCCTCCAAAAAAAGTTGATCCTAACCCCTCATAAAGGTTTTCACTTGAACCATCATCTTGTTGCACCATTATATGATATGTATCTGCAACACTACAATCTAAAATAATAAAATTAGATGTTGTGTCATAACTATTAGTTCCACCATTACTTTCTCCATAAAGGATACCTAGTTCTGTACCACTTCTAGTTCTCATCATTTCAACTCTAAATCTATTACCAGCAAAATTACCTCTCCTTACTGAAAAATATAATACATATTTTCCAGCTTCGCCACTTGGAATTGTAAATTTATAATTTCCTGAAGTATTTGTAAAAGCATTATCACTATCATAAACTTCTGTATCTAAAACAAGTCTTGTTTCTGTGTTTGCAGATAATGATTGTGCGCTAGATTGATAAACTAAAAAATTAGGTGTTGAATCTGATCCAGCAGATGCAAAAGTATTATCTCCTCTTAAAAAAGTTGTAGCATCTTTAGTTCCAGTAGCTGTTAGTTTGGCAAGTGAAACTGTACTGTCAGATGGAGTGCCAAGATCAAGAACTGATCCTAGTATATGAATAAAGTTTATAACATCTCCAGTAACTAAGTTTGAAGCAAAGGTAATTGTTGAACCAGATACAGTAAATGAACTGCCTGGTGCTTGTAGTACACCATTTAAAGATACTAACATATGATTAGCAGTTTCTGGTGATACATTAACTGATGATACTTGCATAGTGTATGCTGCTTGACCATTGACTACTGATATTGCATCACAGACTTGAAAGTTTCCTACTTGTGGTTCTCTACCTATATATGCCATTATTCAACTCCCATTAATGCTTGGATTTCATCATCATTTAATCCCAAATCTTTTAACTTTTGTTTACCAGATGCTTTTTTATTTGCTTTTGTTGTTTCAGCATCTAGTCTTGCCTGTTCATCTATTACAGCTTGGTTTTCTTCTGCTTGTCTTGCAGTAATTTCTTCTGCTGTCATGTCTGTTAAAATTCCATTTACATATTTTTTCATAATTTAATCCTAATTAATTCCATAAAGTTTAAAAGTACCAAGATCAATATTTCCTGAACTCATATAAAATCTTACACCATCAACTGCTGAAGTTGAATTATAAAAACCACCAACGATTGTTTTGTTACCTCTACCACCAGCTGATATGCCAGTTGCATCTGCTTGAAACATTTTACTAAAAGTTGTTCCAGATGGATTATGTAAAATAACATTACCACTTGATGATTCGTTTGAGGCATTTCCTAAATTATGATTTAATTTAAAACCACTACCAGTACTATCAGAAAAAGAAATGACACCTGCATCACTTTCTCTACCTATTCCACCATAAATATAACTAGTATCAGTTTTAAATGTGCTTGATATACTAATTCTCATTTGTAATTGAACACTATCTGTTGCTGGATGAACATCTGTAAAAGAAATCATATAGTTTTTATATGTGCTATCAATTCCAGAAGTAAAATCTACTTGTGAAACACCACTTGTTACATTTGTTGTTGCTAATAAAACATGAACTCCACCACCAATTAAACTAGCATCTAATCTTTTTAATACACCAGCATCACTAATTAAAAATTCATCTGTATCAGCAGGAGAGGTTGCTAAAGCTGTTTGACCAGTAATAACTGCTGGGTCAAGATCACTTGCAACGATTGCTTTGTTAGCTGGTTTGTTTCCAATATAAGCCAATTAAAACTCCTATGTTATTTCCATTATAGAAAGTGTGCCTGATAATTTATCAGCAACAGAACAATCAATTTGAATTTTATCTCCAGTTTCTAATACAACTTTTCCACCAGATAAAAGTTCTAAAGAACTTCCAGATGGAATAGATACATCTTTAACTAACATTGATGTGCCATTAGCTACATTGTTAGCACCACCTCTATTTGATGTTGTAGAAACTAATTCTACTTCTGCTGTTACCGCAGTTGTATGAATATTTGCAAGTACCAATCCTAATACAACTGTTGTTGTACTAGATGCTACTGTGTACATAACATAAGGAGTTCCTGCTGACGCTGGTTCTGCTGCAAATGTTACTGTCTTAAATGTGTTCGCCATTTTTTTTATTACTCCTTAATTATTGTTTTATATATTATCCTAAAGCTATTGCAAGAGCTGTTGGATCATCTGTAGAAAATCCTTGAGCTGACATTAGGGTTACTACTCTTGATAAAGCTGCTTTTTTATTTGTACCACCTGCTCCATCATCTACTATTATTAAATCAGATGTAGTTAAATCTGCACCTATATCAGATCCACCATCAATATTTAATGCTGTTAAAGAAACTTTATTAGCTGTTCCAATAGTTCCTAATTTTGTGTCTGCAATACTATTAACTGCAAGGGTAATATTTCCTGATGAAGTAATAGGTGTATTGCCAACTGTAAATTCTCCAGCACCAGAATCTGCTATTCCAATTTGAGTAACAGTTCCAGAATTACTTGGTGTAATTACAGTATAAGTAATTGAAGTTGAGCCAACTGATCCTGTGTTATCTGTTGTACATAAAAATATTTTATTGTCATTAGCTGAACCTTGATTAACTACAACCATTCCACCAGATAATTCAGCAATACTATCATGTTCTGGATCTCTTGAAGCTGCACCACTTGATACTGCTAAGTATAATCCATTTTCACTAGCTGTACTTTGATCTTTAACTAAAACTCTATCTCCTGCAACAAGTGTAACACCATCTATAGCATCACCAGCTTCTAAACCATTTGTTAAATTTACATTAGCAGTAGATGCACACTCTGCAATAATTCTAGTTCTTAATCCAGCAACTGCTTGGTCAACATAAGATTTTGTAGATGCGTCTGAGTTAGAAGATGGTTCACCTAATCCTGTAACTGATCCACCTGATATTGAAACATTGTTTGCTGCTTGTGTAGCAATTGATCCTAGTCCTAAAGAAGTTCTAACAGTAGCACCAGTTTCTGTTACAAAATTTGATCCATCACCAACAATAAAATTACTATCAGTTGGTGTTAGTCCAGCAATATCTGTAAGTTGTGCATCACTAGCTTGTTTAGCATCTAGTTGAGTTTGAATTGCAGATGATACTCCATCTAAATATCCTAGTTCAGTTGATGTAACTGCACTAACTTCTACTTTACCAGATCCATTAGATGTTAAAGCTCTTGAAGCTGTTAAATCTTCAGTATCAATTGTAGTTGCTGCACCAGTAATAGTTGCTTGTTTTGCATTAAGTTGTGTTTGAACATTTGAACTTACACCATCAAGATAACCTAACTCTGTTGAAGTTACATCTGATACTGCAATTTTTTGAGAACCATTAGAAATAACAGCTCTGTTTGCAGTTAAACTTTCTGTATCAATTGTTGAAGCTGATCCAGTTATAGTAGCATTTTTTGCATCTAGTTGTGTTTGAATGGCACTTGATACACCATTTAAATATTGAAATTCTGTATCTGAAATTGTTCCATCTGCAATTTTAGTTGCAGAAATTCCTGTAGGTATAGAGTCATTAGTTTTTGATAAAGCACCTACATAGACATTTGTAATAGCTTCGTTAGATAAATTTCCACTATCCCAAGTTACATTGACAGTTGTGTTTGTAGAAAAAGATGATGAACTAATTGTTCCGTAAATAGTTCCTGGTGTAGAAGCTGTTACTTTAATTCTTCTACCTGCATGGTAAAAAGAAGTTACATTTGCACTAGCAATTGTAAAAGATGTAGCTGATGCGTAAGCTGCTGTATAAGCACCTGATCCATCACCATATTCTACCCATTGACTATCGTTAAACCATTCTCTTGTATTCTTCATCAATGCTCTAATTGCATTGTTTAGATTAGAAGGTAACATTCCTTCTGCTGTAGAAATACTATTAAGTGTTGTATTGTCAGCTTGTACTGTTGAGTAATCTTTTATTCCTGCCATTTAATCTCCTAAGAACCAAGCAAATGCTTTATTATTTTCTTGATTTTTTTCATTTATTAATGCGTTAATAGCTTCTTCAATTTGTCTTTGAAAAAACTCTTGTGTTTCAAAACTGTATCTAACATTATCTATATCAGTTTTATCTGTCATCTCAACCCTGATCTTGATGCAACTAAATCTATTCCTTGTGCATCTTTCCAAGCTCCTCCACTTGGTATTTTAACATTAACTTTAACATATCTTCCAGATTGTCTTACTGGATTAATACCTGTTGAGTTCATACTTGAAACAGTTGATTCTGTAGCACTATCAGCAAGTCTATCTCTAGTTTTTAAAGTAACTGTAGCTGTTGCATCTACTATAGGTCTTACACCTATTATAGACGATCTTGTTCCTGGAAACAACTCTAATTCTGTAGTTTCTATTTCTCCAATATTATCTGTACCTGAAAAAATTGCAGCTTTGTAATCACTATCAATAGCACCAAGTAATAATTGTCCACCTGACCAAAAATCAGTATCTAATGATATATTAATATTATCTAAGTTTTCTGAAATAATATCCATAAGTTCTACTGTGTAAGCACCAACGAATTGTGAAAATATTGTACTAGCATTGGTAGTAGCAGTTGACCATTTTTGAGTAGCATAATTATAAATTAAAACTTTATCACATATACCAGTAGTATTAGATGTATCAGCAGAAGATGGATATAACCAAATTGCTAATTGATTAAAAGGATCTGTAGCTGCAACTATTCTATCAGCGAATGCTTTGTTTAAATCTAAATCAAAAAATCTATTTACTTTCTCTGCACCTATTGCTGTAACTTGATCTCCATTAACTTCAAAGAATCCATCATCAGCATAAAAAAAAACTCTACGATTATCTTGGCAAACTGTTCTTCCATATACTGCACCTCTATTAGGTGAAATTACTGATAGTCTAAATACTGTTGCACCACCGACATAGTCCATTCTAATTATTTGGTTTTGTCTAAATACATAACCAATCTCTCCAGATGTTATGTGAACAATTTGTCCACCTGATCCTGGTAGGTCTTGTAAGTCTGATTGTTTAGTACCTGATTCCCAAGTTGTAATATCATTAATTCCAGACCATTGTATTCTATTGGATGCACCAACATGATTACCTGTTACTAAAAAATCTCTTATGACACCTGAACATTTAAATACTGGTACAGTACCTGATGTTCCGATAGTTGATAGGTCTGCAAAAGCAGATGAAGTACCCATTAAATAAAATTGTGGTGCATCTACACCATTACTTACAATTACATAATTACCGAATTGAGTAAATGTAACATAATCTGTTTCATCTCCAGTTAAAGGAGTTCCACCATAAAAACTTGTTACAGTTAATCTAGCTGTATCAGATGATTCGTTTACTAAATTAACATTACCTACAACAGCTCTTGTTACAGTTACAACTGCATTTGATACAGTTGCTGAAAAATCTGCATGACCATTAATAGTATTTTTTAAATTTGTTGCAGTTGTGTCGTTATTTGTTTGAACTTGAAATTGATTTGTAGAAGGTGATCCAGTTACTGAAGTAAAAACAATAGATGTATTATCATTTTTTTTTAAAGTTATTGTTTTACCTGCACCAATATTTGCATAATCTGAAACTGTAATTGTGCAAGTTGCAAAAGCATTATTTAATAATTTTCCTCTTGCACCTTTTTCTGTAAAAGATCCACCAGTTAATTCAAAAATAGTTTCTTGATTAGCTACAAAGTTAAATACAGTATTAGCATTATCTCTGAAAGAACCTGCACCTCTTGAATCTTTTGTAATAGTATTTGTAGAATAATTAACTAATGAGGGAAATCTTTTATAAGAATTTAAAGCATAGTAAACATTGTTAGCTACATTAGCACCAGGATTATTATGTTCTGGTTGATCTGGTAACCATTCGCCAAAAGGTATTTGCATTATTTTCCTACTTTTTTAATAGCTTTTTTGTGAGCTTTACTAAAACTCATTCCTTGTATCATTTCTTTAAGCATTATACTCATGTGTTTTTTACTATGATGAGGAGAGTGTTTTTTTATTAATTTTTTTTCTCTTTTATCTATCATGTTGTTTATCCATTATTGCTTGTTATAATTCTTGATACATCATTAAACGCACCAGAAACAGTTACATCACCTCTTTGTTGTAAAGGTGCATTACCATATTGATCTTCTCTGTCATTTCTTTCTAATCTTTCAAGTGATGTTGAATACATTTGTTGCCATTGTTGAACTTGTCTTGGTTCAATACCACCTAAAAAATTAGCAGCATGATATAAAGAACCATACAAATATATAGATGGATGATGAGTTAAAATATAATTTGAAGTATTTGAATCTGATAGTGCTGCAAATTTTGCATAATAATTTAATGTTCCTGTATATGAAGAAGATGGAATAGGTGCAAATCTAAAATTATCTCCAAGTATAGTATAAGTTTGTGGTAAACCAGATGTAGAGCTACCTCTTATTTCATCCATTTGTGCAGGTGTAATATATTTTAAAGAATGTTTAGTGCCACCTTCAGTTATAAAAAAATCTCTTATTTGTAAAAAATCAGCAGGTATAGATTCTGTTTCTGAATCTATTGTAATAGAAGTAGATGTAATCATTTTTCTAACTCTTAATTTAGAATTTAAATCTGCTTCTGTTAATATAATAAAATCATCAGATATTTCTGATGTTAAGTCAGTTCTATTTAACCAGTTTGCTATTGATGTTTTTAAATCTGAATAAGTTGCTAATGCCATTATAATTTACCTTCTGCTGTTTTAAAATATTGAAACTCATTACTATTTAATTTTGTTTTTAATATTTTATTTTGAACTTCTCTAGGAAGTGCAAACCAATTATTATCACCATTATACTCTTTTGCCCAGACACTTAAAGCTAAAGTTGGAATACTAGCTACTCTTTTTAAATCTCTTGATTTTGAATAACCATCATCTTGATTTAATAATATTTTATTATGTTTTAAATGAGGATCTATATTAACTTCTTCATTTACAACAATTTTATTTTCCATTTCGTCTAAAGAAAATGTTTCTTTTTTTAGACCATCAATAGTTACATCTTTTTTCATCTGCCTTGACCTTTGTATCTAGTTAGTTTCTTTTGAAGTTTTTCACTTTTGTTTAAAGATTTTTTATGACAACCAGGTCTTTTTTTAGGCTGATCTCTTGGAACAAAGTGAGTAAACTTTTGTTTAGCCACTAAGCACTCATTTCAGTAACATATACATTTGTAGATGAACCATGAAATACTGCAATCTTTTCGCCAGGTGAAACTTTTAACATTTCTATTTCACCAGATGGTAATAAAGCTGATGTTGCACTTGCAGTAGGTGAACCACCTAAAACAAAATGACAATTAGCATCTCCAACTACTCTTATGTATTCAGTTTGTGAACCAAATGCAGCAGAAGCTGTTGAGGAATTATTTGTATTAAGTTTCTGTGTAGTACCAGGTCTTAAAGCATAATTGTAACTCATATTTTTTTCTCCTAATTTTAAGGGGGAAGTACCGCTAGGTAAGATCCCCCAAATTATTGTTATATACTATTATCTTCTAATTACGAAAGTAATTTCCATTTTAGAAGTATTTGTTGAACCACCATTAGTGATACATTCAATAGTACCATCTTCAGCAACAGTATTTAAAGCTGTTGGAGCAGCAGTTGCTACTCTACCAGCAGATCCTGATGCAGTATGACTTATAGCACCACCAGTTACTGCAACACCACCTATTTCAAAAGAGATAGCTGCTGTGCCAGTTGTAGTTGCTTTGTTGTGAGTGATGATTTTTACAATTTTTC